ACCTTTACTGGAGATAAGAATGGTGCTTATGTTTACTTTTCGTGTGAAGGAATATATCCTGATAAGGTTCCTGTTCTTATTGAAAAATATAATAAGCCAACACATATGATCAATAAGAAATTTGAAAAGATTCTTCATGTTATTCCTATGGCACTTAAGTATATGTACGATTATATGGATTGTACAAGAAAAAAAGATACTTTAGTTCTTACTATGGATAAGCTCCATGAATGGATAGATAAAATGTATTTTCCTCAGAGGTCATCAAGTGGTGTGCGTCCCGGTCCTAAGCCCATAATTATAGAAAAAGATGGAGTGTTTTATAAGTTGTCAGTTAATGGAAAGAAAATGGAACAATTTGAGTTATTAAAGAAACAGTATCATGAGTTGGTTGATGCGCTTGCTAATGGGACTCAATTGTCTGAGTCCCATCCTTTTAGATGTGTTCAGGTTGCGTTGAAGAATGAGGTGTTTCCAGTTGACTTTTCTGCATCTTTAAAGGAAAGGGCTGATGAGCAGAAGAAATTGAGTGTTAAAACACGTGTTTTTTTTATACCTGAGTTTGGTGACTTTATCATGTTAAGTATTACTCAGCATATGCGCATGTTAATGGAACGTGATGGAAATTTGATATTTATTGGTTATAAGTCATTTCATGGAGGAGCTTATAAATTAGCGCATAAAATGCGTTACTTTGATCCTGAAATGATATGGTATGATGCTGATTTTAAAGGTCTTGATACAACTATAAAGATGCATTTATTGGCATTATATACTACAATGGCTAGTTATTATATAGATAAAAAAGGATCAGAAGAAGAAGCAATACGTGCGTTCATGGCAATGTTGCGCATGTCAACATCGAATTTGTGTGCTAAGCTGGTTCATATATTTGGAAAGGTGTGGCGAATGATATTTGGAACTATGCCCTCCGGGTCATATGTTACATCACATGGCGATTCGTGGATTGTAGGGTTAATTTTCTTTATATATTTTATTCAAATGGGATTGCAGCACCCTGAATATTTTGCAATGATAATTAGTCACTTATCAGGAGGGTTATTGCAATTAATTGTTTATGGAGATGATTTTAGTCTTGGTGTTCATAAGACTATTAGTGCTGTGATTAACATTGAGAAATTCTCTGAGTTTGTTAAGGAGTATTTGGAGATGGAAATAAGAAATGCCAGAACAATCAAGAATTTTTTAAGTATACCAGATGGGATGGGAGGGTTGAAATATACTGGTGCCATCTTTCTTCAAAGAACTTTTGTTGAACGTAAGTATGTGACCGATAGGACTGATTTACCAGAAGTGTTGCCTTATAAGTCTTTAGCAAAGCAGCTTCCTAAATTTCATTATGGTAAAGGAAATGTTCGTACTGATGAGGATTACTTAATGAGTTTGATAGGATATGCTTGGGATACCCAAGGAACAAATAAAGTCGCTTATAACTGTTTTCGTATGATGTATGATGAGATGTTGCGAATAACTGAT